GGCATAAAAAAAGCACCTTAACCCATTGGAGTGAGCTAAAGTGCTTTCGCGGAACCTGATACGTTTCTAACTGATCTATTGGGGATAGTAAGGGAGAGTAAGTAATTTGTGAAGTAAGGAGATACCGGCCAACGGAGGCAGAATAAGTTTTTTTTTTATTTTTTTTTTCTTGAAACTTATTTTTTTTCCTGATTTTTTAACTTTTAGGAGTATCCTCTAGAACAGATGTGCTAGTTTTTCTGCTCGTGCTCGCTATTTGCAAGTGTTAAAACTTTCTTGATTCTTTCCTTACCAATGATTCTCTGCTTCTCGTTTACCTTCAACTGAACTTTTGTAGCGTTCTCCTCCCTCGTCGCAGTCTTCATCAAAGCAGCACTCCCAACGCCAGTTCGACCAAACATCAGAGCCATATCGCATACGATCAACCGTATAACTACCGAATACCGTTTGAGCTGTGAATGATTGGACCCTCTCTGAAAAATACCGCTTCCACTTCAAGGGAGTTATTGTATACTTATCCATCGGCTTTCTCCACCTTTGTTATCATTGTTTGAATCAGTTCGACTACGTTATTTTTATATTGACCATCATCGACCGGATCATACTCAGGATGATCTACAGCCATTTCATCCAAGACCTGTATCAATTCAGATGCCGCCTTCAACGCCTCCAATAATTCAGGGTCCGCCGCGATTAAACGAGCAAGGGCTTCGGGTTTTGGTTCGATCTTGTTTGCCAATTCAACGAGGATCGCCGCAATCGCCCTTGCTGACTCTGGCCAAATGCCTTCGAGCCTTGGTTCAGGCTTGTCGTCTGGTGTGTCACGATACGCAATGCTGATAAGCCCGTCGTCATACTCATTGATGATGTACGACCAGCCATCGCCGTGCGTGACTTCAAATGCCTTGCTTGTGTTAAATTCACTCATCGCGGTTGAACAATCCAATGCACCCGATTGGCCTGTCGGGTTTGGTTAAGGTTGGGAATCAACCGTGGCCGCCGGTTGATTGATAGCGTTATGACCACTAGAGTGCCCACCCTGTTCCACGGCATCGCTGGCAAATCAACGCCGGATGCGACTTGTCTGATCCTGCAATGGCAATTCCACCAAGCCCATCGCAATCTTGGCATCGCATGTCATCGCTGACTGCCGTGAAGAACGTGTCTCCGTAACCATTCGTGTGTGTCAGTAATCGACGACTGCCTACCTGCTGCATGTCCTCGCGGCTGACGCAAATCTGCCCCCCCGAAGCCAACACCGCCCCGAGCATCCATGCCTGCCAGTCCTGAGCGTCATAACAATGCGATGAACGCCGAGTTTGCTCGTCGCTCGGTGTTTGTGACTCGTCTGGTATTGGCAAATTCATTTGTGTCTCGCAATCGTATTTGTATGGTCCGCAAACCGGGGTATCGATGACGTTCTACTGACCTAATAATCATCCGTCAGGCTGTCCATCATCTCTTTAACGGCTCGCTTGATCTTGCATCCTTCGCGACACGGATTACCGTCGCGACGATTCCAATCTCCAGCAGCCTCCGACCGCGACCTTTCCCAACTGCCGCATTCAGCGTTGCATTGACCACAGTAAGCCTTATACTCATAAAGCGTGTTGCTGTCTGATTTATAGATGCTTTCCAAAATATACGCATCACCACCGCAGAACGGACAAGGTAGTAGAACAGTGTCATCCACCGAAGGAACGGTGGCTGGTTTATCTGGTTCGCTCATAATCTATTTCCGTTCCTCGGTGATGACTGTCGCCAATCAATAAAGGGCTTGTGCTGTCAGGGAAAATAGTGGGCTCTATTACGACTCCGTTTACCTTAATCATTTTGTTCCTCCTCAATTCCTTTTACAGCTTTTAGTAAGTTATCTAGTTGGGCGGCGAACTCTTTGCTGCCACAGACTACATTATAGATAATCCCGGCTCGTAAGTAAACAGCTACATTGCCATTATTTATGATTGTCAGCCCTCGGTCACTACCCTCTCGGTAAAGCTGGGTGGTATAGCCTAACTGTGTACAAATATCATTAAGTAGGACTAAATCCTCGTATACTAGCATTATTCCACCACCTTGGTATCTTTTGTTGGGTAGTTTTCAATCACTTGTTTCGCCGCCTCACAATCATACTTCAATTTCAATAAGTGACTTTTGAGTATATCCAAGACTTCCTGACTTACTGTTGTTTTCTTGAATTCCGCTAACTCCCTGAGAAAGCGGAGTACCCATTGATCGTCCTGTTTGAAATACAGGTGTTGTTTGGCTTTTTCAGTCTTCATAAAAAAATTCCTCCTGGCGGGACTCGAACCCGCAAAGCAAGACGCCCCCGGCGGCGTCCTTTGTACCATTCATCGTTTATTGCATCTAAGGGTATTGTTAGCCACAGGAGGAAACTGAACTATTCCACGGGCTTCTCTTGAGCAATTTGGAGTTTTACGCCGAAAGCTCTTTCTACCAATTTCATGTTATCCGCCAGACTTGCCTCACCACTTTCAATGTTTGCACTAGTTAGGTAAGTGGCACAGAGGTATTCTAGCTTCGAGCCATCATTAGTCAAGCCCTCAACTTCCTCGATTTTCTTAAAAGCTGTCTCAAGGATATCACTCTGGGAAGATGTAAGGGCAAACTTGTGCTTAACCCAAACAGCATCTACAGTTTCTACCTGCTCTGTAGAGGTTTCTACGTTTGTCTCATTTTCATACTCATAATCGTCGATAATCTCTCGAAGATCCGTCTGAGTATTACCTTCAGCCGTAGTTAGCCACTCCTCTACATTCTCCTCATCTACTCGTGGTAGGAGCATTTTGAGTTTGCCCCACCCAATTTGGTTGATTCGCTCCTCTGAAATGCCTAGATTGAGGATGAAGGTTTCATACACACGAATAAACGTCGTGGTGCTAGTCCGATCATAGTTATGCTCAATAAAAGCATATTGATCTACGCTCTTAAAGTGCTTAACTTCCCCGTCTTCTTCATAAGTCCAGTTTTCATAGTAGCGATTTTCTCGGACTTCCCACAACAGTTGCCCTAAGGCCACATTTGTGAGATCCTTTAAGTGCCGAAGCTTGGTCAGAGTGTCTCGTACCGCTGTTGGACGGTCTCCTGTGTCGGCAATTGCCAAAATGCTATTCAAGCTCTCCATCATCGTCCTCATCATCTAAATTTGAGAATGTGTCATATCCAAGCAGGCGATCTAAGCCAAAGTAAATACCCATAACAGCCTCTACTGTCAGCAGTTTTACTTCGATTACATCCCCATTGTTATCGTAAATTACTAGACCAAATACATTATGGTCTTTTCCCTCTAAACAGTCAATACTTAAAGTGCATACTTTGACATTATTGTACAAAGTAACCTTTTGCTGACTGTCAAGGATTTTATCGAGATATTTGTTAATTTCTTCCATAGCCGTGTGCCTCCAAAGCATCTTCTACATATTCAACCGCCAAATCTGGCCTATTCAAGGTCTCTGCCGCATTCAAAAAGAGGATAGTGTACCCTGCCATAACAGCCGATCTGTATTTCGCAATATCATTAGTGTGGCTACTAGAGCTTCCCCCGTGACCGTACCCACTACCTTGAATCTCGATTAGAAGTTTAGTGTTTGGAACTTGGAAGTCAAACCTCCACTTTTTCTTTGCCGAGAAGTCATCAGGAGGAACCAAGTCGGAGTAGTTTACTTGCTGAAGTAGGGGCCGCCTGCCCCATGTTTCGAGAAATACCACTTCTGCTTTACTCATTATCGTCCTTATAGTCTATCTCAAAACCAAGATTTGCATGTTTTAGATACTCATCTAATGTTGTCATAAAGTAATCGAAGTCCTCATTTTTATCGGTATATAGGAAATCACTAAGTCCTTTGAATAAGGAAAACTTAAAATCTAGCAAGCTTAATTTGCCTAGAAGTTCTGCATTTCTCTCAAAAAGAATAGTATCTGCTGTTTTGCGATTTTCTTCCACCAATCGGTGCTTCTCCATAAGCTCCTCAATATACTCCTCATTCTTCCTATACTGTGCTCCCCAAAAATCGGCATCAGCCTGAGCCACTCGTGCATTACTATGCACTACGGATACCAATAAGAGAAGACCTAAAAAGAGTACAACAATAGCAACTACCATTTTTCCCACTCCTGTTTTTGTTGTTCAGTTTCTTCTAGCCACTGGGCAAAACTCATTCCTAGTAATTCCTCCTCACTACCGTCAACCAAAGGTAATGTCTTGTTCTCAATAGCAGAAAATACTGTTTTAGAGAGATTTACCGCAGCATTCCAGTAGATATCTTCACCTTGATACCAGAGCGTTCTCATTTTAGTAGGGGTTCCTTTATCTACTAATAGAAAAAGAGTGCCTTCCTTACCAATGATTCTCTGGGTGATACTGGCTTGTGACTTGTACGCCGGGCTGATATCCTCTGCCGTTTTTGTTTCGGAAAATTTATCAGGAGTCATTGTCTTGATTTCAAGATGGAGAAGATCACCAAAACTATCAGGGATTGCCTTAGGCGTTGTTGCTCCTAGAGCTTTAATATAGTCCTTAGCAATCAAACCGTCAATCCGTCCGCCGAACCTGTATTTTGGATCAGAGATACGAATTTCATTATATCGACCACTGGTCTGAGGTAGTAAAACACCGGCGGAATGTAGTTTCTCTTGAATATACTGGTGAACGAAATCACCAATACCACAGTGGAGATCCATCGACCAAGTTTGTTTACGGGCTACAGGCCGCCAATAATCAAGAACAAAATCTACAGGAGTCAGATAGTAAATTGAAGATAACCAGAGGTTTTCTTTTCGAAAGGCGGGTTTAGTCTCCTCTTGACTGGCTAAGACACGCCCTATCTCCGCCGCCGTAACAGGAGCAAGCTTCCGCTTGATCTTCTCTTTTTCCTTAAATACATCACCAAACATTAAAATTCCTCTAGTTTCTTGATAAGTAGTTTAGACCAGTTCTCAAACTGTTCAATATTTTCTAATAGTTGTTCTCTTGTGTACCACCCAGCGTCTCCCAAGTCCTTCTCTCGGGCTCGAATATCAGGATTATAGGCCATAAAGGTGTGAACAATACCCAAATGAACTTCTCCTACTGGATCAGAATCATCATTGAGAATGTGGTAAGGCTCTGTCAGTCTAAACTCTGTCTCTGTTCCGTCGAAAATTGGTATAGAAAGTTCCTCATTAATCTCTCTAGTGGCTCCCTTAATATAACAATCGTAGAAGTTACCAGTGAAATCTTGGTCATTAACATGTCCGCCGAAACCAATACTTCTCTTGGCATGAAGTCTTTGCTCGCCGCCACCCTTTCCTCGCTGGTATTGAAAAACGGCAAAACTATCTCCCTGAGGAATCATAAAAACAACGTAAGGGATTATCTGTTTGTATGCTGGATTTTGTTCGGCTAGTCCTCGGGGCATAAACTGCATGGGTTGCTTGAATAAATCCTCTACTAAAGCATAAGCAGGTTTATGGGAATAATTCCCAAGTACTTCGTCTAGGTGATGTTTGGCAATTACCAATACATTTTCATCGGTCATTAATTAGTTCCTCAAAATCTATCTGGGGCATTACTACCCAACTTCCCGGTGTTCCAAATGGAGGAGACTCAAGTTTAATCAAAAGGGCAGGCTTTTTACCTGCCTCTCTTGCTTCTTTGTTTATCTTTGCTAACTGGGTTCCTGAGATATTAATAGAGATTTTACAGGTGTATTTGCTATCAAGTAGCCAATCCTTTACCTTTATATCTCCCTTAGCATGATTCAGAGCCCCAGAAAGAGGAACCCGGCTACCACCGAGTTCCTTCGCTTGAGCTACCTCCCGTTTATTTGCCAGTTTTTTATTGTCCTTACTGGCTCCTAATCGGGCTCTTTTGGTCATTCCTCTGGCTCCTTAGGTGTCATTACTCGGTCGTAAACAGCTTGGCGAATTTCGGCGTAAAAAACAGGATCAGACAGTTTATCCTTGAACTCATCTTGAACACGGTATTTTTCGCCGAAGATATTCCACTCTTTACCGTCCTTATGACACCAATCACCTTGGCTCTTAACGAATCCCCAAATAGTCTTGATATTATCTACATAGCCAGAAGGATTGTCCTTCAAAGGTTGTGTAGCCATGTCGTAACTAAAGTTCTTCTTAGGTGTAGCAGTCTTATTCTTCTCGACTAATCCGCTAAATTCTCCCATACCAAAGTTCGATGTTCCATCTTTTTGTAGTTTACCTTTATTCAAAAAAGTAATGGTAGATGAATAGAAGATTTGTGCCCGGCCCCCCGGTATTTCTCGATTATCGCCCATAAGTACAATCTTTTCACGGAACTGATTAAGAGCCAAAAGTGTTGTACTTTGCCAAGGCTTATCTTTACGAAGTGATTGGGTGGCTGCCGCCGTCCATCGGCGATAAGCATCATTAAGAACTCGGGCTCTCATACCCAAACCTGACGATTCCTCTGCCGATTTCTCTACATCTTTCATACTCATTACCGGCTCTAGTGAGTCAATAATGACTAAGGCTGCCGCATGAGAAAGAATGATATCTTTTACAATATCACACATTTGCTCACCAAAAGTAGGTTGGATGACTGTAAAAGCATCCTCATACTTTGGCCCGCATTTGACTCCCTGAAGGCGTGCCCAATCCTCGTCGAAGGTGTTCTCTAGGTCAATAAAAACAACAGGACAGGGATTAGAATACGTAGGGTCTACTTTACCAGTGTCCCAGTTGATTTTCTGTACCTCTGCCGCCGTTTTTAAGGCTCCTGTAGTCTTTCCACTACTAGAAGGACCAACAACGAGATGGAACTTGCTAGTCCTATAACCTCCTCCAAGAGCCAAGTCATACGCCACAATTCCAGTAGAGAAACGATAACCACCATAGTTTTGGTCAATTTGAACCGAGTCGCCGTAAGCTTTCTTAATATCTTTTGTTAGATCTGAAAGGCGTACTCTTGTCATTAAATTAAACCCTTGTCTTTA